AAAACATTTTGATCTATCAGATATCTTACAAACAGATAAACCATCGATTACTATCGGCGACCAGAAGTTTGTTATCAACAACGAAAAGTCAGTTGTGCTATCCGTCAATGCGATGCTAAAAAAAGAGCAAGCTGATGACATAGAGGCAATGGACAAAGCGTTAAAGTTGATTTTGGGCAATGAGGGCTATAAAAGATTCGACAAGTTAAACCTTACAGTACCTGCGTACCAAAAGGTCTATATGGCAGTAATCGCTTGCGTACAGGATGAGGAGCTGGAGGTCGTAGAAAAACGATTTCGAGGAACCAAATAGCTACGAGGATTATTACTATGACATCGAGGAGGACTGGACTCTGATTGAGTCTAGTTTTTTTAAGCAATATGGCATTCGTCTGCGCGTTGTTGACGATATGCCCTATAGCGAGTTTTGCTCTTATCTATCAGGCCTCATGCCCGATACGCCTCTAGGTCGTATAGTACAGATAAGGGCTGAGGATGATAAAGAGATTTTGAAAAATTTCACAGATGAGCAAAAGCGAATACGTAGCGAATGGCGAAATAAAGTGGCTCAGAACATGCCTGAGCAAGATGCAGAACAAGCAGTAAAAGCGTTTGAAGAAATGTTCCGGAAATTAGCGAAAGGAGGCATCTGAAATGGGGCTTAGCGTTGGTGCTATAGGTCTTGACCTAAAAGTAAATGGCGGTAATCTGCGAAAACAGATAACGCGCGAAACACAATCGGCTGCAATGAGTGCCGAGGGCATTTTAGGCAATAGCTTTAAAAAGATAGGAGCTATGGCAACGGCAGCCTTTTCGGTTGCCGCTTTAGTTAAATTTACAAAAAGCTGCTTAGATATAGGTAGCGACCTTAACGAGGTACAAAACGTTGTAGATACGGCTTTTCCCGCAATGTCATCGCAAGTAAACAACTTTGCACAGCAGGCCATGACTTCTTTCGGGCTATCCGAGTTAATGTCTAAACAATTTATGGGCACCTTCGGTGCAATGTCAAAAGCTTTCGGTTTCAGCGAAAAAGAGGCATACAACATGTCAGCGACTCTCACAGGACTAGCTGGCGATGTAGCATCTTTTTACAATCTTGATCCCACAGAAAGCTTTACTAAGTTAAAATCAGTATTTACTGGCGAAACAGAGACGCTTAAGGACCTAGGTGTCGTAATGACACAAAGTGCGCTAGACCAATACGCGCTATCAAACGGCTATGGTCATACCACGTCAGAAATGACGGAACAGGAAAAGGTTGCTTTACGTCTAGCGTTTGTAACGGATAAACTGAGCATGGCCAACGGCGATTTTGCAAAGACACAAAATAGTTGGGCTAATCAGACTCGTATACTTACTTTAAGATTTCAGAGCCTTAAAGGAGCCTTGGGCAAAGGCCTTACAGCAGTTTTTGCACCTATCGTAAAAGGTATTAATTGGGTTTTAGCGAATTTAAAGCCTCTAGCTGATTCCTTCGCGTCTCTAATGGAAATGCTTACAGGGTATAGCGGCGATACAGGTAGCGGAGGCTTGGCTGATACTGCAGCTGGTGCCTCTGATGCAGCAAATGGCATTTCTGACGCATCTGACTCTGCAGCGGATTTGGGTAAAGGTCTTAGTGGCGCGGGTAAAAAAGGCGAAAAAGCAGCTAAACAAATACAAAGAGCTTTTGGTAAAGTAGATACCATAAACAAGTTGAGCTTTGGGGCAAAAGATAGTGGTTCCGATGATGATAGTGATTCAGGTGCATTAGGCGCGGGTGGCGATGTGGCCAAGACGGTCAACTTCCCGGAGGCGACAAAGCAAGGGAACCTCTTCAAGGACATGTTTGGCGATATCTTTGACGAGTTTAATCGATTAGCAGGACTCTTTAAGGTCGGCTTTAAATCCGGGTTCGGATCATCGTTTAACGATTTGGCACGTATAAAAGGATACCTTAATGCCATTGGTAATAGCCTTAAAAGCATATTTACGGACCCTATGGTTGTTGCAGCTGCTAAAAATATGTTTAGCGCTATAGCGCAATCTCTTGGTGAGATAGTAGGGTCATTTGCATCTATTGGTACAACGATCATAACACTAATAACTGGGTCTATCTCTACGTATTTATCTAAAAATAAAGGCTTTCTGAAAGATAAACTTGTGCAGATATTTAACATCACTGGGGCAACTGCTTATCTTTTGGGTGAGTTTTCAACTGCCATAGCAGATATAGCTAGAGTATTTGCAGGCGAAAAAGCCATACAGATAGGCGCAAATCTGATACAAGCTATCGCTAATGGCGCGCTTAATTTTATCACGCTTATTTCGCAAGTTGGTTATAAGATCATCAAAGCTATTGCTACACCTATCATCGAAAATAAAGAGGCCATTAAAAAGGCCATCAATCAAGCGTTGACACCTATCATCGATATCACGGGTAAAATAGCCGATACGATGACCGACTGGAACAGCTTTATTAAAGTGGTAGGTGGCGTGGCTGCGGCTTTTTTAGGCTTTAAGACAGCTGCGGCGCTAGTTGCAAACTCCGGATTGATCAGTACCCTGACAACTGGTATCTCATTGTTTGGTGCTGGTATAAAAGAGGGCAGTGGCTTTTTAACATCATTCAGCGCATTGTTTCCCAAGCTTGGTGGAGCTATGTCCACAGCAGGTACGGCGGTATCTACTTTTGCAACAGGTGTAGCAAGCGGTAACGGCGTATTAGCCTCGTTGCAAGCTGTATTGCCGACATCCATATCATCCTTTAGCGGACTAGGTACGACCCTGTTAGGGTTGGTCAATCCGGTTACGATCGTCATAGCTTCTATCACGGCATTGGTCGCTGGATTTACGTATTTATACACTACGTCGTCGTCCTTCAGGGATAAGATTAATGCGGTATTTAGTAGTGTGGCAACACAGGTTGGTGGGGTTATAACAGGATTGGTTGATATCATTAAGACAATATGGTCAGCAGGCGTAGGGCCTGTAGTGACCAATACAATAACAGCCTTTCAAAATCTTTGGGATAATGGCTTAGCTGTGTTCATTGAAAATGTATCATTGTTTGTTGGTAAACTTATTGAGCTAGTAATGGGCGTCTGGAATAATGCAGTTAATCCATTTATTGAATTGCTACTTAATACTTTTTTGCCCATTTTTACAACTGTGTGGAATGGTATCCTTGCTGTGGCTACACCTATCATTAATAATATCATGAGCTTGGTAAATGATTTTATGAGTGTGGTTAACATTTTGATGGACCTGCTAAACAAAAACGTATTGCCTATATTTAAAACGGTATTCAAGGGCATATCAGAGGCGGTTAAGAGTTTTTACGATATGGCAAAACCGCATATTGATAACTTTATGACCTTACTTAGCAGCGTCATAGATTTTGCACAAAAATTGTTTTTAGCACCTCTGAAAATAGTATTTAAGACAGTCGTAGAGGTAGTTAAAGCTATAAAGGAGCCAATAGCCAGTGTTATTGATGGCGTCAAGACTACTTTTAAAGGCATCATTGATTTTGTAACCGGTATTTTCACAGGCAATTGGCGTAAGGCTTGGGGTGGTGTGAAGAATATCTTTAAAGGCATGTGGAACTCTTTATCGGGCATTGTATCAACTGTCTGGAAGACCATAACGGGCCTATTCGGTAATGCCGGAAAGATCTTTAGTGGTGTTGTAGAGGGTATCTCTAAAGTATTTAAAAGTATCATCAATTGTATTATCGACGGTATGAATCGAGTCATCCGGATACCTTTCGATAAGATCAATGGCATCCTGAACGGCATACGTAGTTTTAAGATACCTTTGGTTGGTAGGCCATTCGAGGGCTTGTGGGGCGAAAACCCTTTGCCTGTACCTCAGATACCTAAATTGGCGCAAGGTGGCTATGTTAAGGCTAATCAACCTCAATTGGCTATGATTGGTGATAACCGGCACCAGGGTGAGGTTGTAGCACCTGAGGGCAAACTGGCCGACCTTTTGGATGAGGCCTTGGCACGACAAAAGCAAGATAGTAATGTTGCGGGCATTACCGAAATTATAAGCCTGCTTAAACAGCTGATTGCTGCTATAGCAAGCTTGTCCTTGTCGGTAGATATTGACCGTAAAAAGTTAGCAATACTCTTAAGAGCCGCCGAAAAAGAGTTAGATATGATAGGAGGATGATGACATGGCTTATTTGATCATAGACGGTGTAGAAATCAAAAATTTGGTCAGCTACGATGATTTGTTATCAACTCAGGATGGCGAGGATAGCGGGCGAAACCCCGCTCTCGTCATGAATAGAGATATTTTAGGGCGCATCCTGAGCATCACTGCCAAGGTGGGCGTTACGCCACAGGCAGAGGCCAGCAAGTTACTAAAGCTGTTAAAAAACCCTAAAATGTCAGTCAAATACTATAACAGCGAAACCGGAAAGATGGAAACGTGCGCATCGATGTATTGTGTAGACCCAAAAAAGACAAGAGTAGATGGGCTGTTTAGCTATTTTAAGGAGATAGAGTTTACGCTCAACTCTAATAAAAAATATGATTAGCGTATCTCAAGACTTTAAGGATGCTCTTAAATCAAGTGCTAGACAGCTTGATGCTTACTATGTAGTGGATGGGCAGACTTATCATCCTATTACTTTCACAGTTGATCGTAAGGTCTACAGTAGCGACACCGAAACTTTTATCGGGTCATTTATCGGTGCCTCGGGATCTATCAAAGTTCAGGCAATAGATGCGGTTAACTTAGAGGATAAGTGGTTTACCCTATTTGGCGGTATACAGGTTGCCGGAGCCATGCAGTACGTACAACTCGGTGAATTTAAGGTGTATGAGAAATCAGATGCACAAGAGTATAATTTTGCCGATAAACGTATACTTTTTAACGTTAAGGCAGCTGTTGATGAGATTGCCTATCCTACTACGCCTTTGAAGTTAGCACAATGGTGCTGCTCAAAGGTAGGAGTACCCCTTGCAAATGCGAGTTTTCCTAATTGCGATCTCAATATACCTAAAGCTATTAGTTACGGGTCAGCCGCGACTTATGCCGATATCATACAAGCCATAGCGCAAGCTAGCTGTTCTTTTGCCGTTATCGACGGTGCCGGCAAGTTGAGTTTTAGATGGTTTGAGGACGTAGAAAACTTTACTCTTGACGTAGAAAATCTATCTCAGAGTTGGCCAGTGACAGCCGAATCTTTTGGCCCTATCAATTCGGTAGTATTATCACGCGAACCGCTAAATGACTATATTGACATTACGGATAAGGAGTCAATAGCTGCTAATGGGCTAACGGAGTTAAAGATAGCTAATAACCCTATATTGGATATAGACAGACATACGTCTAAGATAGCCATCTTTAATCTTATCAATGGCTTTACTTATGTTCCTGTAACTGTTAGTACCCAGGGTATGATGATATTAGAGGCTGGTGATATCGTACCTTTGCAGCTTAAGGATGGCACCTACGTCGATTTATATGTACTGGATCATACGCTTACCTATAGAGGCTCGATGCTATCTGATTTTGAGACACCAGCTATGAGCAAAACACAGATAGACTACCAAAAATCTGAGAGCGTGCGGCAGACTATCAAAAACACAGAGGCCATAGTAGATAAGCAAGACCAAAAGATTAGCCTCATCACGGAAAAGCTTAACAGCACGGTCGATACTCTCAAAAATTCTATCTCCGTATCTTTATCAACAAACTATGTGGCAAATCAATCTTATGAGCAAGCAACTAAAAAGTATGCGCCTGATTATACGTTAACACCTTTAAAGATCATGGCTACTGTTATGGACAGCCTGATGCAATCATCTGTGGCAGCTACGATCACATGGACACGCAAGGTACAGGACAGCGATAAGTGGACAGCCTTGACCACAGGTGAATCGGTTAGTGGTAATACACTAACGATATCTCATAATCTTGCTAAGACAACACAATACAGAGCTGTAGCAAGCGTTAAGGTAGGTGCTACGCAATATACTGCTGAAAAGACCATCACCATAAATGTCAATATCCTTGAGGATACGACCATCAAAGGCGATGTCTGCAAGATAGAGGCATCCAGCTATTGTTTCACGGAAATGAAAGAGCAAGTGGAAAGCGAAGATGAGGAGGGGAATATCACCACGGAAACAGTGAGTGTATACAATCCCGGCAACATCACACTGACACCAAAGTTCTTTAACTGTAATTTTGATTGTTGGCAATATTCGGCTGATCTCGGTACAAATTTTACGGTCATAGAGCCTACAGACGAACCGTACCAATTTGAAGAGGATGACCCAAGTGCAGGCGATGAAAATATCGTACGGGTAAAGGTCAATGATGCTTATCTTGAGGGCGTGCATTTTAATAAGAAAAAACGGATACTTACAGTATATTATGACGCAGATTGTTTTGATGAGGCACGAGCAGTCGTATTTAAACTGAAAAGTGATGTTGATGGCGGCAGTGATACGGTCACCCTTACTCTAGATGGTGATCACGAAACGCAATATGGTAATCTCAGTGACGCGCTAGATGCCCTAAAAGAAAGCTATACAAGCATCATACAAGAATTGGATGGCCTCGAGGGAACGATCACAACCAGAATAGAACAATCAGATGCCATCTATACAGATATGTTCGAGGATGTGCAAAAACAAATTAGTGAGATCATACAAACGGCATCCGATATCACTGAAACCTTTACCAGCGTAAAAGAGTGGGTCGATGAGAATGGCAGTGATCTAGAACAGATATCGACCTATATCCGTCGCAGCAGTGCCGGAATCGAGGTCGGTGAAGTGGATGCAGCCGTTAAGACATTGATGGGAACATCCTATTTCGCCATCTTGTTAAATGATAGCATTGCCATGAAGTTGGAAAAGGATCTACTTACTATAAAAAAGGTACTGGCTCAGTCCGGTCTACAATTAGGCAAGAATATTTTTACCGCAAACAGCGTAGGCTTTAGGATCACATGGGGAGGTTAGATAAATGGCAAGTACACCAAGCATAACAATAACGCAGAACTCACAGAGCATTGCAAATAATACCTCCAGTATTACGGTCAAATGTTATGTAACGACATCCGGTGGATCGTATAACAACTATAGTCCATCAGGCAAGTGTACCATCAATGGTACGACCTACTCTTTTAGCCATAGTATACCGGCAAACACAAAGACGCTAGTATACTCTAAGACCGTAACGGTTGGGCACAACACCGATGGTACCAAAACAGTAAGCGCATCGTTTACCTTTAACACCGAGTTGTATGAGGGTACCATCAAGGCAAGTACGTCTAAAAAGTTGACGACCATACCACGGACGACGACACCAAGCCTTAGTGCAAGCAGTGTAAAGCCCGGCGGTAGCATTACCATATCCATGCCAAGGGCGAGCTCAAGTTTTGATCATACGCTGACCTATAGCTGTGGCAAGAGCAGTGGTACGATTGGTAGCAATTTGGGTACATCAAAGACATGGACCGTACCGACATCGTTTATTACGCAAAACCCTAATGGCAATCAGACCTGTACCATCACCTGTAAGACGTATAGCGGCAGCACATACATCGGCAGCAAGAGCGTATCTTTTACCGTCGGTTATTACGGAGCGAGCACATTTACGCTAAGTGGTGGCAGCGTAGGCAGCTCTGTCACAGCATCCATCACGCGCAACTATAGCGGTTTTACGCATCAAGTGTATTGGAAATTTACAGGGCAGAGCAGCTATACAAGTGCATCATCAAGTGCCGGTACATCCCTTACATGGACACCGCCGGCATCTACTTTGTATGCATTGATACCGAGTACCACCAAGGGCACCTTGACGGTATTGGTAAGGACCTATTACGGCAGCACTAAGATAGGATCTGACGCTACCAAGACATTGACCTTGAGTGTGCCATCGAGCATCGTACCATCGCTTACATCCGTGTCTGTCAGTGAGGGCAACGCTACGGTAACATCGTTAATCGGCGCTTATACCCAAAGCAAGAGTAAGATAAAGACTACCATCAACGGAGCTAAGGCAGGCTCCGGCTCCAGCATCAGCGCTTACTCTATTACCGTTAAAGATTCCGCAGGTAAGACCCTATCGACGATAAATGCTAGCAGCGGTACCTCAGGCACCATTACATCAAGTGGTACTATCACGATTACCGGTAAAGTAACCGATAAGCGCGGACGGACAGCATCAAAGAGCGTAACCGTAACAATGCTGGCATACACGGCACCAACGATATCCGGTGTATCGGTCACACGTAGCACGGATACTACAGCACTTGTCAAAGGTACGCTCAGTGCTAAATCTTTAATAGTCAGCAGTACAGAAAAAAACAGCATCAAGTATAAGATAGGCTACAAGAAGATTGCCGATACATCCTATACCTATGTCACAGGTACTTCGGCGAGTCTTTCACTGGCCTTATCCAAGACTATAAGCGGCTTAGATGCTACAAGCAGTTATGACGTTATCGTCTATGGTGGCGATGTCTTTGGTTACACGTCTACTTATGTACCTATCACGATATCGACTGCTAAAGTACCCTTTGACTTTGATGTTAAAAACGGTAAATTAGGTATAGGCAAGATCAATGAACGAGGATCACTTGATGTTAAGGGTCACAGCTACACCGGCGGCAATCAATATGTAGATGGTCTTATTTACACCGGGGGTAAATCCGAGGTGGGTGACGGAGTTTCGGGCTGTCTTCTGGGCGGCTCTGGCAATTTGGAACTTGTCGGACCGGTGCCTTACATTGACTTTCACTATAACAATAGCACAGATGATTATAGTACGCGTATAATCTCGGACATGGCTGAGCGTTTGTTATGCACAAGTTATTTTTATGCCAATAAGTCTATATATACCTACGGGGACTACGTCGGTATAAATCGCGACACATCCACGTACGGTGCGGGTATATACAGCGATCGCAGCTCGTATGCTGCTTTTTATCTCGATGGCGCGAGCGGTTGGGTATCAATGTTAAAACTGTTTGCATCGTATGCACAATTCAACAAGGCGTTACGCGTTGAAGGTGATTTAATGCCAATGAGCAGGATATATGGCAATGCGATCAGATCTGGACAGGTCGCTATCATGTCGATTGCAAACAAATATACGTCTTTGACTGTCACGTTTCCCGAGGCGATGGCTAAGAGTCCATATGTACAAGTGACAGCCGGCACCACCGAAGTCGGAAACACCGTCAAAGGCGTAGGTTTTGCGAGTGCATCATCGACGCAAGTCAATATCATTTTGTATCGTACTAATGCGGTCAATACCAGAGTAGATTGGTTAGCGATATGCGGATAGGAGGTGTAAAATATGGGTTTAAAAGATATAGATAAAAAAGTTGGATGGATGTGCATTGATTCTAACCGTAACGGTGTAGCCTTTTCTTACGACGAGATTATGATGGAAGGCTGTTTAACTATTAAGGTAACGTGTACAAACGACATAAATATAGATCAGATATCAGGCTATATTCTAAATGATGACAATACCCTAACATGGTCAGATGATAAATGGTATAAGTATCAACATGATGTAGTAGAGCCTAATAACATTAGAGTACGCAGGGAAGAGGAGTGTTTTAGTTATATCAATCGTGGAGATGCGTGGTATGAACTATATGTCAATACTCCCGAAAGAGTTAAGGAATTTAATGAGTGGTATCAAGCGTGGCTCAACGCACCACAGACCAGAGTTATACCAACAAAGCCGGAATGGATTGATTAGGAGGTGATCCTGATATCTCGTTTCTAAGGGTGTACGTCAACACCCTTTTTAATTTACCCGCTAAGCGGATGAGGAGAATGTATATGAACTTTGAAGATCTTACACAGTATTTTGTATTAGTTGTTATGGTAGCTTGCTTGGTCATCGGATATATCTTAAAGACAAGCTTTGATAGGGTGCCTAATAAGTACATACCTACCATCTTAGCAGTAGTAGGTGCTGTGCTAAATGCAGCAGTATCGGGTGTGTCCATTGAGTCCATCGTTTATGGCGCTCTTATGGGATTGGCATCTACAGGCATGCACCAAGCCTTTACACGCTTTGTTGAAAATAAAGACAAGGAGTAATTAATAATGGATAAGCTACAAACGCTACTGGCCGTATGCGGAGGCATATCTGTCATAGGCGGTGCTGCCATCATGGTGTACCGCTTTATCACACCGGCTCTAAGACTAAACAAACGTATCGAAATACTAGAACGACATCAGACAGCTGATTATGAAAGACTAGCCACCATTGAGGATATGCAGTGCGAGCAAAATCGTGCCTTGGCGGCTCTACTGAATCATCAAATTGATGGCAATGGTGTCGAGAATATGAAAAAGATACGTGATAATCTACTGAAGAGTATCATTGAAAAATAGGAGGCAAATATATGAAAATAAATGTACATGGTGGCCACAATAAACTCACACCAGGAGCACATAGCTTGTTGGATGAGCTGACAGAAGACCGAAAAGTTAAGGCTAAAGTGATCAATTTACTTAGAGCTGCAGGACATACGGTGTATGATTGTACTGATGACAAAGGCAAGACCGAGGATGATAATCTCGTAAACATTGTTAAAAAGTGCAACGCACACAAGGTTGATATCGATGTATCTATTCATCTTAATTGCGGGCGCAACGACAAGAAAGGTGACGGCGATACTGGTGGTGTTGAAGTGATTATTTATGATAAATCAAGTAACTCTCCAGTAGCAGCTGCTGAACGTGTTGCGGCTAATATCTCCAAGGCTTTAGGTATCCGTAATCGTGGTGTCAAGGTAAATCCTAATCTTTATGTATTAAGATATACTGATGCGCCGGCAATGTTAATTGAGTGTTGCTTTGTTGATGACAAGGATGATGCAAAACGTTGGGATGCAGATAAATGTGCTAAAGCAATCGCAGAAGGCATTATGGGCAAAAAAATTGAGGAAAAGAAAGCGTCTAACATTAAGGCTGTTGTGGAATATATGACGGAAAAAGGCGTGCGGTGCTACCTCAATGTTTACGCAAAAGATGAGCTAACCAAGTGCAGTGGTCATGGTAGATACAATCAAACTCTTACAATTGGTACTGATGGCGCACGCAATTGCTTTATGTCATACAAAAACGGACAAGCATGTGGTAAAAGTCATTGTAAAAAACCCAAA